GAGGCAGGCCGCGCTGGACTCCGTCGTTCGCCACCAGGACCGCGTCAGCTCCCAGGGCTTCTTCGTAGCTGAACTTCGTAAGCCGCTGGACTTCCTCCGCGTAGGCCTGGATCGATTCCGTGTTCACCTTCATGGCCTTCGGGACCTTCGCTGCGGCCTGGGCGAAGGCAGACTCAGCCTCCTCCCCTTCCTGGAGCCCCTGGATTCCGGCCTTCAGCGTGGTGGCCGCCACGGCCCCGAAGGCCAGCAGGGCCACGGAGCCGGCCTTCGACCACTTCTGCAGTTTGGTCTGGGAGCTGGTGGCTGCGGAGTTCAGGGAGGAAGGGTCTCCGATGAACCGGATGACAATGTCCTTCACGCCTGGCGCCATGTCAGGTCCCCTCCCCAAACTTGGCTATGACCCTGTTCGCTGCGGCCACCCAGCGGTCCGCCGTGTCGCGCTCCATCCTACGGACCGTCGGATAGATCCATATGCCCTCAGGGGACTGCCGGGGCCGGAAGCCGTGGGGGGCGTAGTCTTTCGAGCCCTTCCCACGGCCGCCCTGGCCGCCGTGACCAAACTCCGACCCAATGAGGAGATCCCGCGCTGGCGTGCCGTGGCGGCCCAGGGGACTCTTCCCGCCCACAGAGAAGGCCGGGACCCTGTCGTACTTCGCCTTTGCCGTGCCGGCCAGTAGGGCGGCCTGGCCACCTTCTGATAGGCCGGCGGACTTCACGGCCCCCACGAGCATCCTGGAGATGGCCAGGGACTCCGCCCGCATTTCCGTGTTCGCATCCTTGCCCAGCTTGCCTAGGGCCTGGAGGGTCGGCTTCATCCCCTCCACCGTGACCTGCATGGACAGCGTGTCCCTGTTCGCCACGCTGTCCTCCTCAGTCCTCTTCGGCCGTACTCGCCAGGATGACCAGCGCAGTCAGGATGGTGGCGTCATCTTCTTCCAGCCACGCGGAGTAGCTGATCCCGGTCCGCATAGCCAGCAGGGTCACTCCGTAGCTGTAGCTTCCTGCCGGGTAGGGTCCGGCTCCGTGTCGTCCTCCACGTTCAGGTCGTGGGTTCGATCGAACTCCGCGCGCTTCCCGGAGTACTTCCCCTGCCGGACCGCAGCGTGGAAGGCGATTCCGTACAGGTCAGCCATGGCCGTGCCCTCCAGGTCCGCCACGGTCCGCTCGTACCGGATGGACTTCTCCCAGGAGCAAACGTCCCGCGTGGCCGCGCACAGCTCGTACGACTCGCCACCGTCCGGGTAGATGGTGAACCTGAACATCTGACCGGGCTTCGCATCTGACACGTGGGCCTCCAGACCCTAGGCGTGGCTCCTGACGGACTGTCAGGAGGATTCGTAAGACAGGACCGGGGCCCCGATGTACTGGTAGGTAACCTCGAACTCCTGGGGGCTGCGAACGTCTCCACCGTCCCCGGGGGACTTCACGGTGACCGTGCCGACCCAGGTACGCTCCCAGCCGGCCACCGCGTTGTCGAAGGTGATCGAAAGCTCGATCTCCTCCCCGTCCTGCGCGTGGAGGTACCGGCTGATCCCGCCCGGGGTCCAGTCGTGCTTCCCCCGCAGGGTCACGGACCAATCCGGGTCAGCGCTCTCCCTGCCCTCCCCGGAGCCGTCCGCGCAGTACGTGTAGAACTTGTCTCCGTCCGGCGTGTTGTTCGCCGGGTTCAGGGCCATCATCTGGCAGGAGAAGTCCGACAGGGCGGGGCTGGTGAACGTGACGATCGCAGTCTTGAATCGGCGTGCTTCGATGGCCATGGCCATTCCTCCTGATCAGAGTGGGTATTCCACGGTCAGCTCATAGCCAGCCGCAGCTACGCCCTGGCCCAGATCGTAGCTGACAGGGAAGGCATCCTGGACGCTGGCCGCCGTGTCGGACTCCAGCGCGCCCTGGAGCAGGGCCACGAAGGACAGGAGCCGCTCCACGGCCAAGTCGTCCAGCCGGACCAGCAGGGTCACAGGGAACACGGCTGACGAAGGGTCAGGGCAGGCCGTCTCCCACTTCAGGGCTGGGGCTCCCACCACGACGCAGGGCAGGGCCAGCTTCCCCGGGGCCTTCCCGGCCTCCTCTGCCACCAGGCCTGCCACAGTCCTGGCGCTGACCAGCAGGGCCGTCAGGGCCTCCTGGGGCGTCACGCGAACCTGATCCTGCCGTAGCGGCCCACGCGAAGAAGCCGCTCCACGTCAGCGTCCTGGCCCGTGATCGTGGCCCCGCCCAGGGAGTCTGTGACGATGGCCGCCAGCGGCGACTCCCTGCGAAGGTCCATCCGGCGCGCGTACCGCAGGGTCCCCAGGATCAGGTCCATGGTCACGACGCCCGTGGGGCCGCCGGATTCCTCATAGAAGTTCACGTCGGACCTGGTCCGCTCCACGAAGGCCACGGCCGCGTTCAGGCTGGACTGGAGGGCATCGTCATACCTGGTGTCCGGCGCGTCCAGCTTCAGGTCAATCTTGTAGCTGGCCAGGCTGGGCGGCCACGTCAGGGGGATCGGTGCCATGAAGGTCTCCTCCAGGGGCCGGCCCGCGCGCTGGAGGACACGCGGGCCGGCCGATTGGGAACGGCTGGACTCAGCTCTCGTCAGCCGTGTCGTCGTCCACGAGAATGTTCTTAACGGCCCGCGTGGACTGGCGGACGGCCACCGCGAAGTACTTCCACAGGCCCAGCCGGATGGACTGCGGTCCGGCCACTTCCTCGTAGCGGAAGGTCATCCCTGCGGACTCGAAGCCGACCACGGAGGGGCCGTGGACGACGGCCAGGCCAGCGTCCGCAGCGTCAGCCGTCGGGTTCATGCCCTCCGACACAACGAGCGGAAGCTTGGCGAAGGTGCCATCGGCCAGGAGGCTGGCCATGCCAGCCACATTCTGCGGGCCGTAGGGCGTGTCCACCACGAGCGGACGCCCGGCGGAGTCCTTCAGCTTCAGGAGCAGGGCGAAGGCGTCGTAGTCCGTGGCCAGGAAGGTGGGCCGCATGAGCAGGCCCTTCCGGACGAAGATGGACGCGTCCACCACCAGGTCGTACGCGTAGCCAGCCGCGGCGGGGTTGGAGAAGTCCCCGTAAGAGACCGTGTACGGCGTGCCGACGGCCCGGATGGCCACGCCGATCCTGTTCTCGCGCTGGGCGATGTAGGACCGCTGGAGATCGTCCAGGATGAGCTGGTCAATCGTCGGGTTGCTCGCGTCCAGGAGCTGACGAGAGATGGTCTCCTGGCCCGTGATCGTGACCGGCGTGATCGTGGCCGCAGCCGCGTTGTACCCGTCGCCATCCGTCAGCGCGTCGTTCTCTGCGGCCTGGGTCGTGGTCGTGGTGACCCCGGTCTGGCCGGGGAGGCTGAACGGGCGCGCGTCCGCGATTGGGTACTTAGCGATGTTGTTCCACAGGGCCGCGTCCTGCTGGCCCATGGTGGTGTACAGGTCCGCCAGCCACTTCGGGGGGATGACGCCCGGCAGGCTGGCCGTGGTCTCCGCGCGCATGTGGTTGGAGTGGGCGCGGAGCCGCTCTGCCGCGTCCGGGTTAGAGGACTGACGGTAGAGGTCGGAGAAGAAGGAGTGCTGGCCGCCCTCGGACGCGCTCCGGTAGTGGCCGGGGTCCCGGTCCACCGCGCTGGCGTCGGAGGTCTTGCGGGCCGTGGCCAGCGTGGTCTGCATGTTCGCCACCGCAGCGGAGCGCTCCTCCTGCTCCATGAGCACCGTGATCTCCCCGAAAAGCTTGGCGGCTTCGGCGGAGCGGCCCTTCACGGACTCCAGCTCGTCAGTGGTCAGGTCCCGGGCCTCAGTGGTCGCGCGGGTCTGAAGCTCCTCCATGCCGGCGCGGAGCTGCTCGTGGCGCTCCATGAGCTTCTTCAGGTACGGGTTCATGGCGTCCTCCTGGGAGCCATCGAAGGATGGCGCTCAGAGACCGGCGGGACCACTTCGATGAGGGGTGGCGGGACCGTATGCGCGCACTTTGGTGAGAGGAACGGTACATGACGAAGGCCCCAACCGGATGGGCTGGGGCCTTCGTGTCGGGCTGGGTCGATCCCGTCGCGCTTGGTCTTGGCGACGCCAAGCGACGCGACGTAGGCGTGCAGGCCGTCCGAGGGCGTGGCGACGACGGCGTACTCCCGCGGGCGAACCCGGTCGGCGCGCGAAGGCAAGGGGGTCGGTCATTCCGTCGCCCCGGGTGTATTGACACCCTCGGGGCTGAGGTCTAGGGTGTAGATACACCCACCGAGGAGGACCCGATGGCCCGCATCTCCTGCTCCTGCAAGACCTGCCGGATCAACGCCGAGAAGGTCGGCGCGGCCTTCCCGCTTGCCGCCGAGATCAGCGACGCCCTCGCCGCCGCACTCAAGGGCAAGGGTCACCATGCTCTCGTCCGCGACGCCCATGACCCCAGCTCGTTCGGGCAGGCCATCCGCCGCACGACCGGCATCCGGCCGGTCTGACGTGTCGAAGGGCACGACGATCCGCACCGTCCGCGTCTCCGGGGAGCTATGGGGCGCAGCCAGTGCGAAGGCCGCTGAGCGCGGCGAGACGCTATCCGACGTGCTGCGCGCCGCGCTCGAGGCGTACGTCGCATCCTGACCCGTGACGGCCGCGAGGCTGGGCTCAGCTTTCGCCCTTCGGGGCCCAGGCCTGGCGCGCGGCCTGACGGCTGATCCCCACGGCGGCCCCGATCTCCGTCCAGCTGAGCCCGTTCGCGTGAAGCTCCTGGGCGGCCACGACGATGGTGCGATCCAGCTCTGTGCGGAGCTGGCACATGGCGGCCAGGAGTTCTCCGTCAGAGCCGGCCCGACGGCCGAAGGATCGGAGGATGCGGCCCATGAACGCAGTGAACGCGGGGGCTTCGGTCTTCTCTGAGTGCTTCATGTGCTCAGCTTCGGGCTGACAACACTTACTTGTCAACCGATTCGCTGAACTCATAGGGGCTTGGCTCAGGGAAGGCCCGGCGTATCCGGAGCCCGTGGGGGCCAGCGAAGGCCACGTCGGACGTGGAGACCCATGGGCCCTTCGGCCATGGGGACTCAGACCCGTAGACCTTCACGTCAGCGGCCAGGGAGCCGCCCAGGTGGGCCAGGTTCCCGTACAGGGTCCTCTTGCATATGGCCCGGTCCCCATAGGTCCGCAGGATGCCGGCCATGAGGGTGGCGTTCACGATCATGGGAGTGTGCGTCTCGTAGCTCAGGGGCTCCCGGATGCCCATCTCCCTGAGGAGCTCCAGCGTCCGAAGGTGGTAAGTCCCCGGTATGGAGCGAAGGTTCATCCGCGCGCAGCGCTCCGACAGGAGTCCCAGGTGGTAGTTCGGCGTGCCCGACGTGGGCGCCATGGCGAAGAAGTCGTCATTCCACAGGGAGAAGGCCCTGTGGCCGGCGGCCAGCATGGCGCCACAGGCCGCCATGAGGTTGGCCGTGGTTTGCATGTGCTTCTCGTCCGCCACGTTCCAGGCGAGCACGGGAGGCACGGGGATGGCCTCCACGGCGGCCCAGGGCGGAGCCCAGCCCGCCACCCAGACGCCAGCGTGGGGGACGTTCGCCAGGGACCGGAGGGAGTGCCTAAGCTCCCCGGTCTTCTGTCGGCCTTCCGGTCCGTACAGGTACACGATTGGTAGCGTCACGACTCCTCCAGGGTCATTCCGCACAGCAGGTCACGAGCCTCGCAGTCCCGTGCCAGCGAAGCCACCACGAAGGTGGCCCCACAGGCACGACACTTCACGCTGACTTCAGGTACCCGATGCCAGCCGCTACGAGCCCGCCCAGGGCTGCGGCCACGGGCTGCGGCATGTCCAGGCCCGCTAGGCCGGCCAGCCAGGCCAGGACCA